CATTACGGTATTCCGGCCACGCTGCGGGGCATGGTGAACAACGACTTGAAGGCCACGGCTGACGCCGTGTTGTCCCTGGTGAAAGACGGCGCAACTGATGGTGTTCAGATCGACCCGACGCTGTTTTCATCATCTTGATGAGATGATGCCTGTTATTTATACCCCAACCGTCGGCGCAGCCTGTGAGCGTTTTTCTGAGATCTACCGCCGTTCACGCGGCGTGTTTATCTCTTACCAGAACCGGCACAATACAAGTTAACCGCTGGTTCAAAGATCACTACGGAGTGCCCGTCAGAGTCATTCGTTGGGAGCCGGAAACACAACGAGTTATCTACCTCCGCGAAGGCTATGAGCATGAGTGCTTCAGCCCGCTCGAACAGTTTCGTCGTAAATTCAGGGAAATAGAGGTCGGTCATGAGCACTAAATTAACCGGCTATGTATGGGATGGTTGCGCTGCATCAGGCATGAAATTATCCAGCGTGGCAATTATGGCCCGCCTGGCTGATTTCAGTAATGACGAAGGTGTGTGCTGGCCATCAATTGAAACTATTGCCCGTCAGATTGGCGCGGGGATGAGTACCGTCAGGACGGCTATCGCACGGCTGGAAGCAGAAGGCTGGTTAACGCGTAAGGCGCGTCGCCAGGGTAACCGCAATGCGTCGAATGTTTATCAGCTTAACGTTGCGAAGCTTCAGGCAGCGGCATTTTCTCAACTGCCAGATTCTGACCCGTCAAAATCTGACGCATCAAAATCTGACCCGTCAAAATTTGATGCGTCGAAATCTGGCAAAAAAGCGGGTTTTCACCCGTCAGAATCTGGCGGGGATCCGTCAGTAAAATCAAAACATGATCCGTCAGATAAAAAACCTTCTCGTCCGGACGCTTCGCAACCGGACACGCAGACGGATGAACAGGATTTTTTAACTCGCCATCCTGATGCGGTTGTATTCAGCCCTAAAAAGCGCCAGTGGGGAACGCAGGATGATTTGACCTGCGCACAGTGGCTCTGGAAAAAAATCATCGCCCTGTACGAGCAAGCCGCCGAATGTGACGGCGAGGTGGTTCGTCCCAAAGAACCGAACTGGACAGCCTGGGCAAACGAAATTCGCCTGATGTGTGTGCAGGATGGTCGTACTCACAAACAAATCTGCGAGATGTACAGCCGCGTCAGCCGCGATCCGTTCTGGTGCCGTAACGTGCTCAGCCCGTCGAAGTTGCGGGAAAAATGGGATGAGCTTTCCCTGCGCTTATCACCGTCCGTCAGCACGTACACCGAAAAACGCGAAGACCCGTACTTCAAATCCAGTTACGACAACGTGGACTACAGCCAGATCCCGGCAGGATTCAGGGGGTGATCATGAGTCTTTTGAATGAAGTTCAGAAATTCATTGAAGCCCATCCGGGATGTACTTCCGGAGACATTGCGGATGCTTTTGCAGGTTACTCACGGCAGCGCGTTCTGCAGTCAGCAAGCAAGTTACGTCAGAGTGGGCGTGTGGCTCACCGTTGTGAAGGAGATACACGCAGACATTTCCCGCGCCTGACTGAGAGAGCGCAGGAACCGGAACCACAACCAGTTCGAGAAACCAGACCTGTGCGCAATTTCTATGTCGGCACTAACGATCCACGGGTGATTTTGTGCCTGACCCGCTAGGCTGAAGAACTGGAGTCCAGGGGCTTATACCGTCGTGCTGCAACCGTGTGGATGGCGGTATTCCGTGAAAGCCACTCCCAGCCAGAACGAAACAATTTTCTGGCGCGTCGTGAGCAGTGCTTACAGAAAAGCAGCAAGCGCGCTGCATCGGGTGAAGAGTGGTATCTGTCAGGGAATTACGTGGGGGCTTAATGAGTAATAAATATTGTCAGGCACTGGTGGAACTGCGGAACAAACCAGCCCATGAACTGAAGGAAGTGGGCGATCAGTGGCGCACGCCGGACAACATTTTCTGGGGAATTAACACCCTGTTTGGCCCGTTTGTTCTGGATCTGTTCACTGACGGTGATAACGCCAAATGTGCCGCGTATTACACGGCGGAAGACAACGCGCTGGCGCATGACTGGTCAGAACGCCTTGCGGAGCTTAAAGGTGCTGCCTTTGGTAATCCCCCATACAGCCGCGCCAGTCAGCATGAGGGGCAATACATCACCGGCATGCGTTACATCATGAAACATGCCAGTGCCATGCGTGATAAAGGCGGGCGCTATGTTTTCCTGATCAAAGCTGCCACCAGTGAAGTGTGGTGGCCGGAAGATGCGGACCATATTGCTTTTATTCGCGGGCGTATTGGTTTTGAACTGCCTGCCTGGTTTATCCCGAAGGACGAGAAGCAGGTGCCGACAGGTGCTTTCTTCGCTGGTGCTATTGCTGTTTTCGACAAGACCTGGAAGGGACCGGCAATCAGCTACATCGGGCGCGATGAACTTGAGGCATGTGGTGAGGCGTTTCTGGTGCAGGTTCGCCAGCAGGCGGAAAAACTGGTCAGGGAGATGGCGGCATGACGACGTTAACTCAATGCCAGCAGCAGGTGCTGGATATGCTGATTTCTTACCAGCAAGAACGTGGCTTCCCGCCAACTAATCAGGAGGTGGCAACCATGCTGGGATACCGTTCAGTGAATGCAGCGGTAGAGCATCTTCGCGCACTGGAGAAAAAAGGCGTCATCACGATAAAGCGTGGCGTGGCCCGGGGGATAACGCTTCATACCGCGGTGAAGGACGACGACAGCGAGGCGGTCGGGATTATCCGCGCACTGCTTGCCGGTGAGGAAAACGGCAGGCTGCGTGCAGCCCACTGGTTACATGAGAGGGGGCTGAAAGTATGAAGCTGATCCTGCCGTTTCCCCCCAGCGTGAACACGTACTGGCGACACCCCAACAAAGGGGCTTTTGCAGGTAAGAGCCTGATAAGCGCGGCGGGGCGTAAATTCCAGGGCGCGGCGTGTGCCGCCATCATTGAGCAGTTACGCCGTCTGCCGAAACCAACGTCGGCACCAGCTTCAGTGGAGATCGTGTTGTTTCCTCCGGATAACCGGATCCGCGATCTGGACAACTATAACAAGGCGCTGTTTGACGCCCTGACCCACGCGGGTGTGTGGGAAGACGACAGTCAGGTGAAAAGAATGCTGGTGGAGTGGGGACCGGTTATCCCGGAAGGGAAGGTCGAGATCACTATCAGTAAGTACGAGAAACCGGCGGGTGCAGCCGCCTGATTAAGAGGAGAAACGAAGTATGAATAATCTGATGGTCATTGATGGTATTGAAGTTCGTCGTGATGCTTATGGTCGTTACAGCCTGAACGATCTGCACAGGGCTGCCGGTTCTCTGGATAAGCATAAGCCTGCATTCTGGCTCCGCAATGAGCAAACTGAACGTTTAATAAGCGAGTTGCAGATTTGCAACTCGGTCAATATAGAGCCAGTTAACGTTATTCGTGGCGGAAATAACCAGGGGACGTATGTCTGCAAAGAACTGGTGTATGCCTATGCAATGTGGATCAGCCCGTCATTCCATCTGAAGGTGATCCGTACTTTCGACATGGTAACCAGCGCACCTGAAAAATTATCCGGACAGGCTGCTGACAAGATGCAGGCTGGCGTGATTCTGCTGGACTTTATGCGCCGGGAGTTAAATCTGTCTAACTTTTCAGTGCTTGGAGCCTGTCAGAAACTTCAGGAGGCTGTTGGCTTACCGAATCTGGCACCGCGCTATGCCATTGATGCTCCTGCTGACGCGCCTGATGGCTCAAGCCGCCCCACGCTGTCACTGAGTGCATTGCTGAAGCAGTATGGTATCCGCCTGACAGCTAATCAGGCATATCACCAGATGGTGAAGCTGGGGATCGTCGAGCAGCGCGAACGATACAGCCGTACCGCGATTAACAACATCAAAAAATTCTGGTCGCTGACGGCGAAAGGCTGCATGTTCGGCAAGAACATTACCAGTCCTGCAAATCCGCGCGAGACGCAGCCGCATTTCTTCGAATCCCGATTCCCTGAGCTGTTAAAGCTGCTCGATACCGTTCATTGAGGTGACCGTGAGAGCACTACTGACCCCTGAAATTGCCCCGCGTATGGGGATCGTATTGTTCAGACCAGGTTCAGAGCTGATGCCCCTGTTTATGCAGGGGCGTGTACTGCTGGAGCCTGAGCCGGAACGTTATTCATCTTTCGCCAGTGGTGCCGTTCCCGCGGCATCACAACCGCTGGCGGATGATCCTGCTGTTCGGGCCGTGTTCCGCAATGAGGCAGTGATCCGTCGTGCTGGTGGCGTGGAATGTCTTGAAAGCNNNNTACGNNCGCCGCCAACGTGCAGATAGCCTGTTGGGCTTGGCGCGAAGCGAGTTTTGATTTTCATGAAATGGCCTTACGTTTAGAAAGATGCCGACAACCGGCAAATCCTGGAAAAATTGAGTGGGCGATATTCTATCACTCCCGCCTGATTCCTCAATGTAGTTCGGGTTTCTACCTTACGCATTATTGTTTTCGTTGACAAATTGCGCAACACGGTCTGTTTTGCGATCATCTTGCTTAAATTTACGACGAACGAACAATTTCTTTAGAAAATGCGTTGACTCATTTTGAACTCTCCCTATAATGCGACTCCACACAGCGGGGGTGATTAGCTCAGCTGGGAGAGCACCTCCCTTACAAGGAGGGGGTCGGCGGTTCGATCCCGTCATCACCCACCAACTACTTTATGTAGTCTCCGCCGTGTAGCAAGAAATTGAGAAGTGGGTGATTAGCTCAGCTGGGAGAGCACCTCCCTTACAAGGAGGGGGTCGGCGGTTCGATCCCGTCATCACCCACCACTTTCTCGCCAGCTAAATTTCTTGTAAAAATGTGAAGTACCGAAGTGGGTGATTAGCTCAGCTGGGAGAGCACCTCCCTTACAAGGAGGGGGTCGGCGGTTCGATCCCGTCATCACCCACCACTTCGGGTCGTTAGCTCAGTTGGTAGAGCAGTTGACTTTTAATCAATTGGTCGCAGGTTCGAATCCTGCACGACCCACCAATGTAAAAAAGCGCCCTAAAGGCGCTTTTTTGCTATCTGCGATACTCAAAGATTCGAAGCTGCCGCAGGTTCGAGTTGAGCGCAGCGAAACAACGGAGCCGCTCGCGGCGACGGCCCGAAGGGCGAGCGAAGCGAGTCATCCTGCACGACCCACCAATGTAAAAAAGCGCCCTAAAGGCGCTTTTTTGCTATCTGCGATTTGCGAAATTGCCTGATGCGCTTCACTTAGCAGACGACTATTTCCGGCAATTCCTGTCTCCTCACCTACTGTGTCAATGCAGCCAACAGCTTAACCATCGCGGGCGTCACCTGCTGTGTTTCCAGTAGCGCCACTGCCAGCGGCCCGCGTCAGGGAGAAAATCATTCGCCAGCCCATCCATATGCAGCACGAAATCGCCCAGTTCATTTTCATGCGCCTGCAAAATGGCCTGCAAACGTCCGTCAACACCACGTTGGGTGACTTTTACACCCGCTAAAGGCCAGCGGATTTCATCGATGTCCAGCGAATCGATGACTCTTCCCTTTGAACGAAGTAACGCGCCTGGCTCAAAGGTCAGCGTTGGGTCAGACAGACTTCCACTTAGCTGCGCAGGAACGACGAACGCAAACTGAATGGTCATTACGCCGTTTATTACGTGCTGTCGATGGAGAAGGGCACCAAGTGTTGGGTAACGGTTCGCGTCCCGATGCCGTTGCTGCAACACAGCAGGGCGTTTTTAGTTTCCTCACCAAGCCTGTCGACAAAGACGCGCTATATCAGGCAATTGACGATGCGCTGGAGCAATCCGCGCCAGCCACCGATGAACGCTGGCGCGAGGCAATTGTCACCCGCAGCCCGCTGATGCTGCGTTTGCTGGAACAGGCGCGGCTGGTGCTTCCGCCAGGTCGATACCGGTGTAATGACCATAACCGAATTTACCCATCCATTCGGAGAGGCGATCGATCCCCATATCGTAGGCCACCTGATAGAAGAAGGTATCCGCAGATTCTTCCAGCGATCTTGTGACATTCAGACGCCCGTGGCCCCATTTTTTCCAGTCACGATAACGTTTTTCCAAAGTACAGAACGCCTCTTACCAGGTTGCCGCTTATCTGGCGGATGAAATCGCCAAACTGGGGCCGTATGAGTTCATCTGTACGGGTCGCCCGGACGAAGGCATCCCGGCGGTTTGCTTCAAACTGAAAGATGGTGAAGATCCGGGATACACCCTGTACTTGTTTATGACATGCCTGGCACGACGCGTGACAGTATCTACATTCCAATGGAACGCGATGGACGTGAGTATGTGCTCATTGATACCGCTGGCGTACGTAAACGCGGCAAAATCACCGATGCTGTAGAGAAATTCTCCGTAATCAGGTGAATAGATCGGAAGAGAAAGTTCATTTGCCCGTACGTTATTGCTCATCGTCACCTTGCTGTTCTCCAGCCTGGTGACAACTTATCTGGTGGTGCTGAACTTCGCG